ATCTCGTAGTAAATCACCAAAAAGATCTCGTAGTAAATCACGTTCTAGATCACCAAAAAAAATTGTATGTGGAATTAATCCATCAACAAATAGATGTAAAAGAGGAATGAAACAAGACTATCATTTATGTGATCAAAATCCAAAACCAGGAAAACAATGTGTTAAAATTAAAAATAAAAAGACTACACAAACATCTACTAAAGATACAACACAAGAAAGTAGTAAAACATTCACTAAAAATACAACACAAGAAAGTAGTAAAACATTCACTAAAAATACAACACAAGAAACACAAACAGAATCAACATATAATTGTGATGATAATTTATATAAAAAATTTATAAAAGCTTATAATTTAAATGAAAATCCTAATAGTTTATTAAAATTAATTCCTCATAGTGATGAATGTGAATCAGCTAAAGATAATTTAATAAGATTTATTAAAAAATGGAAAAAAAAACAAGATAATCGTAATTCGAGAAGTGCTTCACGAAGTGTAGATCAAAAATTATTATCTATGGATTTATTAGATGAATTGGAAAAACAAGATAAATTAGAAGAAAAACAAGATAAATTAGAAGATGAACAAGATAAATTAAAAATTATTGTAGAAAAATTAGAAGAAAAACAAGATAAATTAGAAGAAAAAATAGAAAAAAATCAAGATAAAATAGAAGAAAATCAAGATAAAATAGAAGAAAATAAAGATAAAATAAAAGAAACACAAGAAACACTTAAATCAAGACCATCACCACCTAAAGATGACGAAGTAGTATCAAGAAAATATTCAAGAAATAATCCACCTCCACCACCTCCATCAGATGATGAAGATGATGATTCAGATAATCCATGGGATTCTGATGATGATGATGAAGACGATTATTAAATAATATAACCAAGTTCTAATATTTCATTTTCAAATAAATTAAATATATCATCTTTATTTTTTTTATCAATTATTATACAAAAACCTATACCCATATTAAATGTATCAAACATTGTTTCTTCTGATAAATTACCTTTTATTTTAATAAAATTCATACATTTTGGTAAATTATCTAAAATAATGTTTTGATTTATTTTATAATTTAAATTATCGGGAACAACTCTATTAATATTACTAAAAATACCACCACCTGTTATATGAGCACAAGCATTTATTTTAATATTATTATTAAATAATATTTTCATTTGATTAAAATAACATTTATGTGGTGATAATATTTCGTCAATAAATAAATCTATATCAGAATCATCACATGAGTCTAATACTTTTCTTATTAAACTAAAACCATTAGTAGCAAAATTATTAGTTTTAAATCCTAAAATAACATTATTTTTTACTACGTCATTTATATTAAATAAATCCTTTTTATTTGATAAGCAATTAATAAAACCAACAATTTCCATATTTTCATCTTGTTTATAAATATTCATTTCTGAAGTTTCACCACCAATTAATGAAATATTATATTTATTACATTCTTCACATATTCCTTGAATAACAGTTTCAAAGTCTTTATTAATATTATTCATTGATAAATAGTCAATAAATGTAATTGGATTAATATTTCTTGAAACACATAAACAATCATTAAGATTATTTACTAACACATCTTTTCCTAAATTTTTTAATCTTAATATATTTTTATATTTAAAAGATAATAATGTTTTACTTCCAACACCATCATTTGATGTTATTAAACATTCTTCATTTTGTAAATCATAAATACCTGCAAAATTAGGATGATTATCTTTAAGAACATTATTATTTTGTGTAGATTTAATATCAATTAATACATTTGATATACATTTTTCATATTTATTAATATCAACTCCTGCAGTTTTATAAGTTAAATTATATCCAATATCATCTCTATAATGTATATTATTACAAGAAATTTGTTTAATTAATTTTTCATTATCTAAATATAATGAATCTAAATCATTTGATTTATTAATTATTGCTAATGTTCTTGATTTATTAGTAAATAATTTATTATCTTTATATAAAACATCACCAAAGTAAATATTATTATTATTATTATTACAAATAATTAATTCAGAATTATTAATAGTTGTATTTTTACAATATGATGATGGAACAATATATCTTGTTAATGTATATTTATTATCAAAATGAATATCAATTTCATTTAATTTTTCATTTTTAATAGCAATAAAAATATTATGTAAGTCTGTTTTTAATAAAGATAATAATGGAATTGCTTCAGGATCACCTAAACGAGAATTATATTCAATAATTTTTATTTCATTATTAATTGTTTTAATAAAAGAACCATATAAAAATCCTATATAAGAATTATTATCATTATTTATTTTTTTTAGTAATAAAAGTACTTGTTTGTTTATATTTTTAACAAGTTCTATATCATTATTATTTAAAAAATTTAAATTACCTGATATACAACCCATAGAACCTGTATTTGGACCTTTATTATTATTATTTAAACGTTTAAAATCTTGAACAGGAAACATATGTTTTATATTTATTCCATCTGTAATAGAATGAAAAGAGAATTCACTACCAATTAATTTTTCTTCAATAATAAATGAACTATTGTTATCTATAATAGACTTACAAAAATGTAATGTATTATCAATACTATGTAAATGAACACCATAAACACATACTCCTTTTCCTCCACATAATCCAATATCTTTAACAACATAATTTTCATTTAAATTATTTATAAAATTTTTAATATTTAATTCATCATAAGTATCAAAATATTCATATTTAGGATTATATAAAGATAATTCTGTTAAATTTAATAAATCTCTTGTAAATATTTTTGACCATTCTATTTGTCCGTAATTTTTTAAAGGAGCTATACAAAAAATATTATTTTTTTTTAATTCATCTACTAATCCTTGATAAATAAACTTTTCTTGATTTATAATAAGATAATCAATAATATATTCCTTTTGTAAATATTCTATATTTTTCATAATATTTTCATTATTTAATGGTTTATCAATAATATATTCAAAACATATTTCATGAATTTTATGATTGAAAAAATCAGATATAATTACAGGATTATATTCTTTTAATTTTTCACAAATAATATGTTCTCTAACTAATGAACCTATAATAACTACAATATTTTTCATTTATTTAATTTTATTTATTAATGTTTAAATAATATTATATATAATATTATCCAATATTATCAAAGTTAGCACAATGTCTAATTGTATATATATTTTTTTTTAACCAATCACAACCAACTGCTTTTTCAGTCATACAATAACAATCTCCACTATTTAATATAAATTTTATTTCATCACCAATTTTTTTACTATATTTATACCATTGATATTTTAAATTCATTGGTTCTCCTAATCTTAAAGCAAATACTTTTTTTCTTTCTTTATCACCGTGAAAACCAATATAACTTTTTAAATTATAATAATAATTACCTTCACATTGTAAATTTTTAAAATCATCTCCTAATATTTGTAATTTTTCTCTAATTTTATTTAAATCTTCAATAAAATTAAATTTATAAATTCTTCCTTTACCTTCTTCATAATTTGGTTCTTGATTTTCTTCACCAAAACATAAATTATAACGTGCTTTTTTATTTAAAACTTTATTTCTACGCATACATTTAAATTTTTTATCCCAATTCAATTTTAACATTTTATTAAATAAACTATAATCATTTACATCAAAGTATTTAATACCATTTCGTATAATTAAAATTCCAGCATCTAAATCTTTATTTATATTATTATCTAATCTAATTAATTCACATTCTAAACCAAATGATTCAAATATATTTTTAATTTGAATTAAATCATTAATATTAAATCCTTTTTGTGATAATTCACCAATAGTTTGATTACCTATATGATTTTCTGCTACATCACCAAATGTTAATGTAATAGTTGATTTAGTTGTTTTTAAAAATTTATTAGCATCATTAATGTTAAAATTAAATTTTTCTGACAAACATTCTAAAATAGACTTTTGCATTTTTAAAAAATAAAAAAAAATCATTTTATATTTAATTTTCTCGTTGTGTAATATTTGATAAAATATTTATTATAAAGTTATTAATTTGATTACCTACAAAATTCATAGGTCTTATGATATCACAAAGTAAAATAACTCTATATTCATTTGTATTATTTTCAACATAATGTAAATATGAATCATCTAATAAAATAACTTCACCATTTCTCCAACTATAAGATTTACCATCTAAATTTATAAAACAGTTATTACTATTTGGAGTAATTAGACCCATATGTAAACGTATACAACCACGATATACACCATAATGAGGTTCTATTTTAGCATTAGGTTTTAATACTGATATCATAGCTGTTTGAATATTTGGCATAGTTTTTATTATATTTGTAGTTTTAGGACATATGTTTGTTGCATTTGAATCTATTTTATTGAACCATTTTAGATAAAGTCTTGTCCAATCTGATTTAGATTTATCTAAATTTTTAAAAAATAAATCATTATCTATTATTTTAAAATCTTTATATATATTTTTTACTTCATTTTGAATCGTTTCAAAATTCATTTTTAAAAATACAGCTTCTTTAAGTATATTTGATTTATAATAAGGTTGTATTGGTATTTTTGAAGTTATAACAAATATTTTATTTGTAAAAAATAAAATAAATGTTTCAATAAAAATTTCCTTTATATCATTAGAAAGTTTTTCTATAGTTTTATCTTTTTTTATGATTGAAATTAAAGCTATAATAAAATTTTTCCACCAATTAAAAAAATCTAAACAAATTAAGAACATTTAATTTTGGTTTAGATAATTTTATATTAAATATTACATTTTATTATTTAATATTTAATATTTTAAATATAAAATTCATTTATTAATAAATAATAATGGATAAAAATTTAATGATAATTGGTAGTGGTCAACTTGCTTTAATGTTAGTAGAAGAAAGCTTTAAATTAAAAGAATATATTAATAAAATTTATATTTATACAGATAAAAATGATACACCATGTCATTATTTAGATTTTAATAAATTTAATTATGTTGATATTATATTAGGAGAATATGACGATAAAAATAAAATAGAAATTATTGCAAATAAATGTGATTATATAACATATGAATTTGAGTCATTTAATACAAAAGTGTTTGAAAATCAAAATATAAAACAAAAAATATTTCCAAATTTAGATTTATTAAAAATTATTCAAGATAAATATGAACAAAAATTATTTATATCAAAAAATATAAAATCATTAAATCATTTAGGATTTATTAATGTTGAAAATTATGATGATATTTTAAATTTTATAAAAATATATAGTTTTCCCGTTATTTTAAAATCAAGATTCGGAGCATTTGATGGTAGAAGCAATTATTTAATAAAAAATGAAAAAGATTTAGAAAAATTTATAAATATTGATCAAAACAAATATTTTATAGAAGATTTTATTGATTTTGAAAAAGAAATATCTATTGCTGGTTGTATTGATTCAAAGAAAAAACAATTTGTTTATTATGATGTTGTAAAAAATATACATAAAAATTGTATTTTAGTTGAAACTATTTTTCCTGATAAAACATTAAATCAACAAGTTAAATTAAAAGTAATAAATATATTACAAGATATATTAGATTTATTTTCAACAAGAGGAATAATATGTGTAGAATTATTTCTAAAAAATAATGAAATTTATTATAATGAATTATGTTTAAGAGTTCATAATTCATTTCATTTTACACTTCATAATAATATAACAAGTCAATTTGAAAATCATCTAAGATCAATATTAAATATAAATTTAGGATTAACAACAAATTTATTTGAAGGGCAATTTTTTAATATTATATCAAATTTGCAAGAATTAGAAGATATAAAAAAAGAAAAAACATTTGTTAAGTTATATAATAAAAAACCATATAAAGTAAGAAAAATAGGACACATAGTACATAAAAAAATATAATATAAATATATAATGAATTATAAATATAAATATTTAAAATATAAATTAAAATATAAAAAATTATTACAAGGAGGAACTAATTTAAATGATAGTTGGATAAATATGAATTATGGAATAAATTATGAACATATAAATGATATTATGATTAATCTTAATAATAATGTAGATAAATTATATAATGATTATTATAATAATGAACAAATTCAAGAAGTATTTAATGAATTTAATATTAAAATTAATAAATTAAAAAATAGATTAAATGATGAATTTAATAATAATTATAATTTAGTATTTTGTATAGGACATTCAGGATTTGATAATAATTTATTAAGAAAATTAATTCGTAATAATCAAATTAGTAAAGAAATACCATTAGTATTTGTTTTCGTTAACAAAAAAGAAGATGAAATAGCTAGTAATCATATTGTTAATTTTGTTGATAATTCTTATAAATTAAAACAAAATATTCAAATGCAAAATATAATGGTTATAAATTTAGATTGTTATGTTCCTGTTTTAGAAATAGTTTTTAATTATCAAAAACATATTAATATTTTTAACTCACAAGTATTTAAAAATCAAAATAAAATATATAATGAAAAAATATTAAAATGTGATAGTAAAGATGTTATTTTTAAAAAAACTATTGATACAAAAAAATTATTATATAAAATAGATGATTCTGAATATTCAATTGATTGTGATTATTTACCAATAGAAAGAACAAATATATATATTCCTGAATTATATGAATTTTTTACACAAATAATACAAAATGGAAATAATGTAATTTTTATAAATAATTTTACAATTGATGATGATGAAAAATCTAAATCAACATTTAATATAAAAAATACAGATTTAATATGTAATTATCAACCTTTATATAATAATAGATGGTTTGAATATTGTCCTTACTTTATAAAATTAATTGAAGATATGAATGAATTAAGTAAAAATATTAATGGTAATTTTTATTATTATTTAAGTAATTTTTCAAATACTATAGTTTATTCACCTTTACTTGATGTAGATTTAGATATGTTTTTAGATGAAATAAATTCTTTAACTATAAGAATATAAAAATAAATTATATTATTAATTTTAATGGAAAAACAAATTCAACAATTAGAAGAACAAAATAAAAAGTTATTTGATTTAATACAAAATTATGATTATAAATTTGCAGTATTAGAACAAAAACTTTTAAAACAAGAATTAAGTAATATACTATGTAATAAATCTATATTTAAATGTAGTTCAAAAGATAAAATACATTCTTCACATATTATTACAATATTTAATAAGGATGGTTCTATAAAAGAAAAAAAAGATAGATTTATGAATAAACAAGAATTTATTAATCATATTATGTATGAATGTCCTAATAATTGTGATTTTTTTAAAAAATTTAGATGTAATAAAAGATTATTATAAAAAAAAAATGATTTTTTTAATTTATATTTAAATATGGAAATTATTGAAAGCACCAAACAACTTCAATATTTACATAACCTAGATGAACATTGGTTTTACGAAAAAAATTCAGAAGAATATTATGATATAACAAAATTAGGTGTTCATCATAAAAGTTGTGATGGAAATATTATAGAAAGTAATACAGATTATACTGTTATTTGTTGTGGAAAAACTTATTGTTATTATTGTAATACAGTTATGCATGGTTGCACTGATAATCATTGTTTTTATGATAAAAATAATAATAATTTAATTAAATGTCATTCATTTTGTTTTAAAAAATTTCATAAAAAATAATTAAGACTATTGATAATTTTAAATAACTATTTATGTTTGTTGTATAATTTCAAATAAATTATGAACATTATTTTTTGTAGAAATATTCATAGTATTATTATCTATGATTCTTTTATAATCACAATCAATTTTATTTCCAACAATTATAGTTGGAATATTTCCACATAAATTTTGTACTTTTAGTTTCCAAAATTGAATATTTTTATAACTAATTTTATTTGTAACATCATACATAATAATACAAATATCAATATCAGATAAATTTATATCGTGTGAAGAATATTTTTCTTGACCAGGAAAATCATAAAAGATATATTCATCACTTTCTAATATATTAATATTAGATGTAGAAATATATTTTTGTTCAAAAGTATTATTTAAATAATTATTAATTAAAGATGTTTTTCCTACACCTCCATCACCAACAATTAAAATTTTTCTTTTAGTATTCATTTTACTTATATAAAAATAAAATCATTTTTCAAATCATATAATAATAATTTATATATATAATTTTAATAAAATTAAAAATTTTTATTTATTAATTAAAAATGATTTTTTTTTTTAATATTAAAATGTCTTTATTTGGTTCGACTTTTGATATTAATGATTGTAATTTTAATTTTGATTTTATTAAACAAAATGATGAAAGAAACAAAATTACTAAATTTTTAAAAAAAAAATATTTAAAAAAAATTATTGAAAATTTAAGAGATAATAAAATATACAAAGAAACACATAAAGATTTAATTGAAATAAAAGAATATGCAAATATAATTTATGCTGAATTTGATCCATTTACTGAAACATCTTATTTTCTAGATGTTTCTAATAAAATTGATGATTTATATGTTGAAATAGAAATTATTAGAAAACCTTTTAAAAAATCAAAAAGAGTTCATTATAAATTAATTATTACACCATTTTATTATGAAAATTTAAAACCTTTTAAAAATCAAAATTCAATTTTTGAATATACAGAAGTTAATTCAAATATTAATCATGATATAAAATATTTTTACAATTTTATGAAAACTATTATTTATAAAATGAAAGAATTAAAATTTGATAAATTATATAATAAACTTACAACTACATTAGAAAGTAAAAAAATTAATTTAGAATGTAATATTTTTAAAGATTTTTACGATAAAGAAGATTGTTGTATTTGTATGGAAGAAACAACTTGTAAAACTGTTTGTAATCATAGTATATGTTTAAAATGTTATGGTTCTTTAATAGAAAAATCAACTAAATTAAATGCAACTGTAAATTGTCCTATATGTAGAAAAGTATTAAGAACACCATATAATATTGATGATTTTGATGATGATGAAGAAGATGAAGAATATTTTGAAGAAAATGATGATATTCAATTAGTTATTTCATAATAATTTTATAATTTATTTTATAATTTAAAAAATGATTTTTTTATAAAAAATTAACAATGGTAAGAATTCACAGAAAAAATATTATTTACGAAGCAGATGGTTTCTGGGATTTTAGTCCAAAAAAATATACATATAAAAATAGTAAAACTTCTATTTATAAACATAATAGAAAACAAATAGCTTGTTCAAGTAAAAATCCACAAGAAATAACACTTGATGAAAATTATTTAAAAGAATGGAAAATGATTAAAAATTGGGGTTTAATTTTATAAATAAAAAGAATTAATAATATTATGTATATAAAATTAATATCTATTTTATTTTTTATAGTAATTATTCATATTTTAATAAATAATCTTTATATTGTAAAAAAGAAAAAATGTAAAAAAATTAAAAAAAAAATAAATAATAATAAAATATTACAAAATAATGATAATATAATAGAAAATAATGATGAACTTTTAAATAATATGGAAGAAAATTTATTAAAAGATTTAATAAGTTAAAAATAAATTATTAAAATAAAAAAATATATTAATTTATGATTAGTAATTTAGATATATTAAGTAAAATATTTAATTATTTAGATATTAATAATAAAATTAGTTTTATAAAAACTAGTAGATTTATATATAGTAGTAAAAATACATTATTTAATTATAATAGTTTAAAATCTTCAATATTAAAAATAAATAAATATAATAATTTTTTAATTAAACTAATTAATTATAATAAAATTACAATTAATAATTATATAAATTTAATAAATAATAAAAATTATAATAAATATCTATATATTTTATTAAATTTGCATAAAATTAAAAATATTAATCATAAATTATTATTAAAGTATATATACAAATTATTAAATATAGTATTAAACTATATTTTAAATAATTATAGTTCAAATCATATTATATTTTATGATATTTATAAATATAAAGAAAACAAAAATGTTTATAAACATAATATAGAATTAATAATAGATTATAATAAAACTTATAAAAATTATATTAAATTTAATTTATTAAATACATATTTAAGTATTTATAAATATTATTTGTAATATTATATAATGAATTTATGGAGAAAACTTTATATAAAATATAATATTATTGATAATATTGGAAATATTGAATTATCATCTTATTGGAAATTATATCATCATTACAGTAATGATGATAAATGGAATTTAGAATCTTATACTAATGTTTATAATATTTATACAATTAAAGATTTTTGGTATTTTTATAATAATAAAATGATGTTAAATAACAATATGTTTTTCTTAATGAGAAATGACATTAAACCAATATATGAATGTGAAGAAAATAAAAATGGAGGTTATTGGTCATTTAAAATTGATAATAATGATATTTATAAAGTTTGGACACAATTAAGTCTTTATTTAATAAGTGATAAATTAAGTAAAAATAAAAATAATATAATAAATGGAATTACATTATCTACAAAAAAAAATGCTAAAAAAAAATTTTATATAGTGAAAATATGGAATAGTAATAAAGAATATAAATCAATTGATAATATTAATCATTCTATAATTAATAATAGATCAAAAAATATAATGTATAATAGTTTTTTTTGAAATTATTTTATATTATATTGTTATAATGGATAAATCACTACCTGTATTATTTGGATTAGGTGTATTAGGTTATATATGTAATAAAGAAGACATGTCCAAAAAAAAGAAGAAAAAAAAAATTAATATAGAAAAATTTAATTCATATAATAAAAATGAAAATAAAAATCAAAATGAAAATGAAAATATAAGTGAAAAAATAATTAAAGAACAGTTTAAAAATGAAAATAATATTGAATCATTTAATAATAATATATATGAAAGTGAATATTCTAATTTTATAAAATTAGAAAATAAAAATAAGTGTATTAACAGATATAATGATTCAAAACTATTTGAAGAAACAAATATTATTCCAAAAAATATGCAAGTTATTAAAAAACATTCTGAATTAACTGATTCTGAAATGGATTTTGCTCATAATAATATGGTACCTTTTTATGGTGGAAGAATAAAACAAAATATGGATTTAGATTCTCATAATACAAGATTAAATAATTACACAGGAATGAATGATTTAAAACCTAAAAAAGATTCAACATTACAATTATTTAAACCTGTAAAAGATTTATCACATGTAAATGGAACACCAATTGTAAATAATAGAGATAGATATAATGCAGGTAAATATAAAACAAATGAAAGTCCTATTGAATCAATAAGAGTTGGTCCTGGTTTAGGTTTAAATCCTAATGATGGTCCAACTGGTGGTTTTCATCAAGATATACGTGATTTTACAACACCAAAAAATGTAGATGAATTAAGAGTAAAAACTAATCCTAAAATATCTTATGAAGGTAGAGTAGTTCAAGGTAAATCAGTTACAGATGAAAGAACATCTGTACCTAATTTTACACAAGTAAAACAAAGAAATTTTGCTATTAATAAAGAACAATTTGCTAATTCTGGTGTATCAAAACCAAAAGCAAAACCTACACATATTTTAAAAAATACTAATAGAAAAGATAGTATTGAAATTATTGGTACAGCAGGTAATAATAAATCTAATTTAAAACCTGAATTAAGATCTAATTACAAAAGAAGTAATAAAATAACTTTAACAATAAATAATAATCGTAATATGAAATTAAAATCAAAAAGCAATAATAATAATAATCAAAATAGTTATCGTGCAGGTGGATATAATAAACATAGTAATATAGAAAATAAAGATTCATTTAGAAATGTTTTAAATGCTATTAAAAAAAGAATTATGCCATTTTTTGATAAATCAAATACAACAATAAAACAAACAACAATTAATAATCCATATAATAGTAATGTAGATTCTAATAAAAAAATTGTATCTAAACCAAAACAAAAATTTAGAGTAACAACAAAACAAACAACAATTGATAACGAACATACAGGATTTTTAGATGGAGAAGATAAACCTACTACAAGATTTACTGATAAAGCATCTACAACTATTAAAGAAACTACTTTAAATGAAAAATTTGGACCTATGTCCGTACCATTGAGTGTATCAAAAACAAAAGAATATACAAAAGATAATTTAAAAACAACTATAAAAGAAACAACATTAGATAGTGGAGATAATAAACATAGAAATTTAAATGGAAATGATAAACATACAAAACAATTATCAGATAAAGCAAAAACTACTCATAAAGAAACTTATGTTGATAATGAATATTATGGTGATGCAGGACAAAATAAAAAAGAAGATGGTTATTTAGTTGCTAATTTTGAAGCAAAAGAAACAAAAAAAGAACAAACAAGTGATAATGATTATTATGGTGGTGTTAGTGAAGAACAACAAAATGGATATTTAGTTTCAAATTTTGAAGCACCTGAAACTTGTAGACAACATACAAGTGATAATGATTATTATGGAACTATGGGTGGTGAAGATAAAACAATGTCTTATGATAATATTTATAATATGACATTAAATGAATTAAAAGAAGAAATTTCTAAAGGAAGAACACCAACTAATTCATCAACTAAATCATCTATTAATTCTGATGATATTAATGTACAAGTTAATAAAAAAAATGAATATGAAAATAAAAAGAGAAATAATTTTACAAAAATAGTAAATGCTATTCCTGATAAAAGTACAATGTGTATAACGAATGAAAATGACAATAGTTTAATAGATGCTATTATGGAACAACAACAAAATAGAAATAATGCTTCTATTATTAAAAAACAATTAAGTGATAATCCATTAGTTATATAATGTAATTTTAAAGATTAAATTATTTTTAATAATATGAATTCTGTTAATGATTATAAAAATAAATTAGAAAAAGTAAAAAAAAAATTTTATAGTAAACCATCACTAATTGTATTATTATATTTTAGATTATTTAAATTATTAGTTCTTTCAGTAAATATAAATATTTTTTTATTATTATATATTTTATTTATTTCAAATTAAATTTAATAATTATATAATACGACCACCAAAATGATAATTTTCTTCTATTTTTATAATACAATCATTACAATACTTTAATTTAAAATTAAATTTTTTTTTACAATAATTGCAAGTATGTAGTTTTATATTTATTTGTTCTTTTAATTTATTAAATAATTGATTAACAATATTTTTTTCAATAAAATCTTTATCATAATTAGATAATAATTCTAATATTTTATCATTCATCTATATTTATTATAAATAATTTTTAAAATAAATTTTATTATATTTTATATATTTTCTTATATAAGTATATAAATGGTTAATTATAAAACAAAATATTTAAAGTATAAATTAAAATATAAAAAATTGTGTAATAAATTTACAGGCGGAATGGAAGCAGCACCAGCACAGGCTGCTGATGAACAAATTGAGTGTATGACTGATATTAATATTAATCTTTTAAGTCATAATACTAATTCAAATACTCTTTTATTTATAGGAGATTCAAGAGCTGAATTTAGGAATAATATGCCGGGTTTTTCAAGATTTGATTGTATATTAATAGCATCTTATGATTCTGCTAATGATGAAATACATATTATGAAATTATTATCAGGAAGATTTATAGATGAAGATGATTTGAAAGTAATGAAACAAATATTTGATTTTGAGGATTATGATAAAAAAAATCCAGAATCTAATACAAAGATTATACATAAATTATTTACAAAAGCTTTTGATTATTATTTTGAAAATTATGAAATAGATGGTCAAAATTTATTAGATCACGAATTTTATGATTCAGACAGTGCGTTTGTTAATTTGACAGATTATTATACTAAAATGTATTCAACAGTTAAAGATATTAATCCAATATCTAAAGTAGGTTGTACTAATTATTTTTTACCATGTATAATTAATAAATTAAAAACTATAGAAGGTTTAGATAATATTACTGATGATACTAAAGTTTCTCTTAGTGCCGCAGATTTTACTATTAGACCTGTAATTAATCCTATTAATGGTGAGTTAAATACAGATAGAAGACGATGGTTAAATTTAGTCTATAAGTATGAACAAATTGGTTTTACAATAGATAAAGAAATATTAAAGAAAATATTCTTAAATATGGATTGGGGAAGAGTTGAAAATCTTATAATTGCTTTAAGAGAATTTGGAATTGAACCTAGTACTGTAAAATTAGATGAATATAAATATTAAAAAAAAAATGATTTTTTTGATAAAAATAAAAATATTAGTGGTGTAATATCTAATTCATCAACTATGAATGCACAAGGAAATTTTGGTTCTGTTTCATCAATTGATGAAATATCAGTTATAAAATCTTCCAAATATAATAAAAAAAAAGAAAATTTTGAACCTACATTTATGAAAATAGGAAATAAAGTTTTACAAAAAAATAATATAAGTAGTTTTAGAATTCCTAAGATATTTCAACATAAAATAGAAAATAATAAAGAACATCTTACTATGGAACGAATTCATTTTCCATTTAATAAACCAATTATTTGTAAATTTTGGGGTGATGTTTCAAATTGCACAGATTGGAATTGTATTAATATAAAAGACATAATTAATAATCCTGAATTTAATATTGATATGAATATAGAACAATTTTATCAATTTTGTAAGGATTTAGGAAAATTTCACAGATTAATGTTAGAACAAAATATCTGTTTGTTTGAACAAGAGATACTAATAGGAAAATTATATAATGAAACAAAAAATTCATTGTTTTTAATTGATTTTGATAAGACTGGATTTGTAAATGAAACAAAAGATAAATGTATTGCAAAAAATATATTTAATTTATATGATTTATTAGTACAACCAAGTTATCCAAAATTAGATAGTCATGAATTTTTATATTTTAAACAAGGTCTTTTATATAAAAATGAATCAAATATGCATGTATTTACACACTTTACTAATGATGAAATACAAAATATGATTGATAATTTATATTTAAATAAATTTTCAATACAAATTTATAATAAAGATAGTATTAATTTAAAAAAAACACATAAATTTAAATATTTACAAAAATCTATGAAAGAACAACATATAATTCCTAATTTACAAAAATTACATAATGCCTTTATTATAATATTAGAAAATGAAGAAAATACTATTCTTAGTTATATATATTTAACAATAATAGAACCTAATCAATTTTTAAATGATTATTCTATTGAAATATCTTATTCATTTACACCAGAGATTTATCAAGGTTTAGGATATAATACATTTTTAAGAAAATGGATTATTAATAATAAACACAATTTTGAAGATAAAATTAATAATATAACACACACTAATCAAGAAAAAAATTCATATCATAATAATTCTTCATCATTTGCAGCTTTAATGGAATCAGATTCAGATTCTGATTCAGATTTAGATGAACAAAAAATAGAAATTAAATATTTGATATCTACTCATTTACCAGGTGCTAATAGTGTTCATATTTTACAAAAAATGGGTTTTGAACATATATCAAATACAGATAAATATAAATTAAAATTATAAATAAAAAAATATTTTTTTAATAATTTGTAATATATATGATAATATTTATTACAATATTAATAATTTTAATATTATTTATTTTACATAATTATTATAATAAATCTGTTGAATTATTACGTATAAAAAATAAATTATATAAAAAAGATTTTGATGATTTTATAAATAAAAAAATAGTATGTTTACATGTTAAGAATTTTTATCCTAAAAAATTTTGTAATAAAATAATAGAAAAAATTAATAAAATTAATTTAAATGAAACAAAATGGAAATTTGATGAAAATACAAATAGCGATGTATTTATATTTCAAAAACCATTTTCATATGTTTTAGAAGAAATGATTACACCTGAAGAATATTTTAATCAAGACAAAAGTATAATAAATTATTTATATAAAGATATAATTAATCCTGTTGATTATTTTTGTAAAGTAATTAATAATAAAAAAATAAAACAAAATATAGATTATATAATAACAAATAAATTTCCTAAATATAAACATTATACAAATAAATTCTTAGATTCAGTTATTAGAATTTATAAACCTAATAGTTATGATAAAAAAGGTTTAAAACATATAGATTATGATGATACAGGATATTATAAAAATTGTGATATTTTTTCAATGAATATATATTTAAAATCTTGTAAAGATGGAGGAGAATTAGAAATATGGAAAAATTTTTTTACTAATATAAAAATTAAACCAGAAATTGGTGATTTAATTTTATTAAATACAAGTTATTATCATGCTGTAAATCAACCAAAAAAAACATCAAGGATAAGTTCTCAATCATTTTTATTATATGATTCAAAAAATATAATGATTAGAACATAAATTTTATATTTTAAATATATTATGTATTGTGATTTAGATAATTTTGATTTAAAAGATGAATTAAATAATATAATTGATAATGCTAAACATTGTGAATTAATTGATTGTGATTTATTAGAAACTATTTTTATTAAAGATTTTGATAGTAATACAATTACTGACTTTATTTTTGATTTAAATGTTAATAGTAAAAAAATATTAGCTAAATTAAAAATATTAGAATTTATAATTAATAAAAGAAATATTTATTACGATAAATATCAAAGTATAATGAAATATTTAATTGAACAAAAGTATTATAAAAAATTATATAATTTATTTAAAAATAATAAAGAAGTTATTATTAGATCACATACTGCTAAAATATTAAAAACATTAAATTATTATAATAATAATGAGAAATTTAAAAAATATTATAATAAAATGATACATAAAAATAATGAAAAAAATTTAATTCCGAATTCTTTTAATATTTTTTAATTTATTTTATTTTTTTTTTTAATCTTAAATCTGTTGAATGACATTTTCTACAATTTTTTTATTTTATATTTAATCTTGCATAACATTTACGTCATATCATTTTTTCACATACTTTTTTTTGTGCTAATAATTTCAATGTTGGATCAATCATATAATATATTTTATATTTTTATTTAAAATAAATTTAATAATAAATTATGTTTTTCTATATGTTTTCTTATTGATTTACCATTTTTTATATATAGTTTATTACATATATTACATTTAAATTTATTTTCATATTTAGAAATATATTCATCATATTTAAATACTTTTTTTACTTCTTCTTCTATTACTTTTTTTTCTACTACTTTTTCTTCTACTACTTTTTCTTCTACTACTTTTTCTTCTACTACTTTTTCTTCTATTAATTCTTCATATTCATCTTCAAAATGTTTTAAATTATCAGGTTCTATCCAATCAAAATCTGCAATTTCACCTAATTTATTAATTTTTGTTGAAGGAGTAAAATAAATATGTGAATTATTTGTTTCTGTTAAAATAATATTTAATTTATTCATAACAGTATCTTTACTTCCTTTAAAACGAAGAGTACCCCAATCAAATATAACATCACAAATTTTTTCGATAACATCTATTTCTTTATAATCTGGACCTATATATCTATAAGATTTTCTTGTCGATTCAATTAAATCATCTTTTTTAATATTTTTTAATATATCTTTTGATACAGGTTCTTCTTCTGTATCATGATGCCAATATCCATTTCCACATCCTTGTTCATAACCAAATGTCCAATAACCTGGTGAAAAATTAGGACCAAGTGAAAAATTATGTCCTATACAACCATAATCATCAATAATATCATCTAAATGAGAAATATAAAGTTCACCTGCACCATTCTTATTAATAATATAAATATGACCCATACGATAACCACTCTCGCTAAGGTCTTCAACAAAATCACCATATTTTGCTTTTGGTAAACTATTTAAAATAATATCACTACTAATAACTTTATAAGGTTTTATTTCTTCACAAGTAAAATCGAATTCATTTTCATTTTTGTAGTTATTTACCAAGTGTACTTTTGCGTACATATTTAATTTATAGTAAAAAAAAATCATTTTTTAAATTATTTAATTATATCCCAATAATAAATATGTTCCTGATAATAAAACAATAATTACTAATATAGTTAATATAATATTTTTTGTATTATTTGATTTATTAATATTTACACAATTGTAAATTAATTTATCATCAACTATATTTTCAACTATAAAACCATCATTATTTTTACAACTTTCTTTTAAATCTTCATTTAAATAATCTATACCACATTGTTTATAGTTAGCATTAAATTTAGTATTATTAAAACCTTTTGGACAACATTTTTGATATAAATTATCTTTACCTTTAACTCTAAAATTTCTTAATTTTTCAAAAGGACAATTTTGATCTACTTCTACTTTTAATTGTGTATCTAAATCTTCTAAATGTATATCTTCTATTTCAGGTTTTAATACATCAATATCTGTAATTTTTTCATTTGTCTGAAATTTAAGTAAAGAATAATTGCTATGTGGTTTTTTAGATATACTTATATTTTCATTATCATTTTTATACATTAAAGAAAAAGTATAATTTTTTGCTTTTTCAGAACAACCTTTTATAAAAGGATTTGAAGCCCATCTATTAGGTTCAGGAGATTTACGTCCACAATCTCTCGGAAATCCTACGTTTTTAGAATTATAATTACAAAATAACCAAGGATTTGTATTATTTAATAAATCATTTAAAGTTGAATATAAATTAAAATCTTTTCCTAATTTATTATCTTTATCTGTAAATTGTTCTAAAATTATACTATATAAATCAAAATCTTTTGGTAATTTAGTTATTCTTTTATAATATATACTTTCTTCATCAGTTTTATATCTAAAAATTAAAGCTTTTTTAAATTTTTTATTAATATCATATTTACCTTGATTTTTTATAATTTTACAATTTTTAACTACAATAATATCTTCAAATTCATATTTTTTTTGTCCTAATGCATTATATGATTGTATAGTTATACTTCTTTCTTTATTACAAATAGAAAAAACATTTTCATCATATTCGCCAATATACCAATTTTGTCCAAAACGTAAAATATTATTACCAAAGAATATATTATTTGATTTTTTAGATTTATCAAATAAAGCATTATAAGTTTTTTTGATTAATACACCTCTATTAGACCAAATATATGACATTTTAGTATTTTTATTTGTTAAAATAAAATTATCTTCTGTTTCTTCAATACCTAAACGCCATTTTGAATTAAATTCAATAAAACCATCTCCTACTAATATATTTTCAACATTATCTAATTCTTTTAATTCTTGTAAATCAAAAAATTTATTATTAGGTTCTTCATAAATTTTACCTTTACTATCAAATGTGTGTAAAGTTTTATTATTTAATACATTTGATATACTAAAATAATCTAATCCTTCAAGTTGTTTTCCTATATCTCCTATTCTCCAATTTCCTAATTGAATCCAACCTTTACCACCTTTTAATTCATTTAAATATGGTTTACAAATATATTCGCCATCAAATTCATCTATATATCCATTAGCATTATTACAAGATTCAATAGGATTACCTAAATCTTCATGTTTTCTATCTGAAATAATATCAGTAGTACAACCTACTATTTTTTTATTAAAACTTAATGGACAACAATTTTCTAATTTTGGAAAGTGACAATTATTATTACCACCTACATACTTATCAAATTTATTCATTTTTTTAATAATTTTATTAAAAGCAAATTTAAGATTTCTTTTAATAGGTTTTTCTTTTTTACGTTCACATTTATTTATTGTTTTATTAAATCTTTGTTTTGATTTATCTACTTTTCTAGTATAAAATTTAACAAGTTCACTTTTATTTTTAATTTCTGATTTTATTTTTTCAATCATTTCTAATTCTTTTAATTTATTTTTTTTAACTTGTTCAACATTACTTTCTAATAATTGTAATTTATTTGAATTTTTATATAATGTTTCTCCATATTTTGAAATTGCATAAAATATAATTATAATTAATATTATTCTTATTGATGTTGTAATTAAATTTATTTTCATTATATATTATTAAAATATATATTTATTTACTATAAATATAAAAAAAAATTAATTAAATTTTTCTATTAAGGTGTTGAAGGATTAGTTAATGTTTCTACTGTATTTGATATTGTAGTTAAAAGATTTGATACTGCTGTAACATTATTAAGTACTGTTGTATCAGCATTACTATAAGCTGCTATAATTTCTGTTAATTGATCTAAATCAGTACCTGCACCTGCAATTATTGCTGCTGCAGCATCACTTGCAACAGCAGCAACAGAATTAGCTGTACTTGCAATTAATACTGTTGATGCTAATGATGTGTTATGAGAAGCTAATGATGTAGAAGCAGCTATATCTAATATATATTCTGCAAATGAACTAGAATCTGATACATTTGAATCGTGTTCTTGTATAAGATTATTTCCAATGTATGTTTTTGTTCCTGAAAGACTATAAGTATTTACATATGCTATATTAATAGCAATAGTTTCAGAACTTCTACCTTGTAAATTGTTAACAATAGTATTACCATTAATACTTGTAAAATATTCACAATTTGATACTACACCATTTAATGAAATTCCTGCATAAGAATCACCATCATTACCAATACCATTATAAGTTTTTTGACAATTGGCTCTAATAATATTTCCATTTATATTAGCATTATTTCCATACCATACTTGAATACCTGAATTATAATTTTCATATACATTATTTGATACAATATTAGCGTGTGTACCACCAATTATTAAAATTCCATTATTTTTATTTTCATAACTAATATTATTACTTACTGTTGCACTTGTATTACCTACAAGTGTAGCACCAACAACACTTGCAGCTAAATAAATTCCTGATTCAATATTTTTATAAGATACATTATTACAAATAATAGCTTCGCCATTTTTTTGTAATCTAAATCCACGAAGATTTTCAGTAGCAACAGAATCTCTTACTTCTGCTAATACACTGCAAGCTTCTAATCTTAATGCTCCTCCATCAGATGTATTAGCACTAGCCCATAATGTAGCATAAGCATCTTTTGATTCTTCAGAAGCTGCTGTTCCATTCCATCCATTATTAATAAATTTACATCTTCTAACTATACATTCTTTAGCTGATTTAAGTCTAATTCCGTATTGAGAATTTTTAACTGTTAAATCATTAAAATAATATGAGTAATCTGTTACAGAAGAATTGCTTTGATAAAAACAGTTACTAGTTAAACTTTCTGATGTAACAATAGTTTTTTCTGTTGATTCTCCTTGAAATGTTAAAGTCTTATCAGCAGGTAAAACATCAGAACTGCCATCTAAAGTATGTGTGCCATCATATAAATAAATTGTATCACCTGATGAAGCATTACTCATCGCATCTGCAATAGTAGTATATGGTTTTAATTTACTACCATCACTATTACCTCCATTATAATTAGCAGATACATATACAACACTATCAACTGATTTATTAATTTCTAATATAGATAAAGCAGTTGATTGAACAACATTAGTTGAATCAGTAGTACTTAATCCTGTGCTTAAAGCAGTTGATAATGAATTAGTTGTTGATAAATTTGTAGATAAAGCAGTTGATTGAACAACATTAGTTGAATCAGTAGTACTTAAAGCAGTTGTTAATGAATTAATTGTTGATAAGTTTGTAGAAGCAGCAGCACTTGCTGAATCTGCAATTAATATTGTTGATGCTAATGATAATCCTTGTGTTGTATTTGTAGAAACAGCAGTTGATATTACACCACCAACATCTGTAATATTTTTAGTAGTATCAGCTGTATTTACAAAATTAATATTTCCTGATGTTGTTGTTAATGTTAAATTAGTTGCAGCTGTAATATTTTGTTTATTACTACTATCTGTAAATAATTTTAATTGTGGAGTACCTCCCCCTGAAGCACTATCATATAAATTAATTCGTTTAACTTGTGACATTTATATTTTTAATTACAAAAAAAAAAATAATTCCCTGAATTTCAATCCATAGTAATTAATTTTAAGATTTTTTATTTTCCGTTATTTTAAAAATCAAGTATTTAATTAAGCTGTTAATGTTGATAATGTAGTTGATAATGCATCTAATTTAACACCTAAACTTGTTATAGTAGCAAGTACACCAGTATCTGCTTGTTCAAAAGCGTTCGCAATTTCTGCTAATGTATCATAATTAGCATCAGCATTTAATAATACTACTGAAACAGAAGCAGATACTTTGTTTAATTTTGTTGTTAAAGAAGTATCAGCATCTTCTCTTGCACTTTGTTCTGCTGTTAAATTATTAGTTAATGTAGTATCAGCATTAGTTCTTGCAGCTGCTTCTGCAGTAACAGCAGAAGCTCTTGCACTTTCTTCAGCTGTTAATCTTGTTGTTAAAGAAGTATCAGCAGATAAAACAGCAGATGCTCTTGTACTTTCTTCAGTTGATACTCTTGATGTTAAAGAAGTATCAGCAGATAAAACAGCAGATGCTCTTGTACTTTCTTCAGTTGA